GGCGCCGACGAACGTCTCGCGCAGCGAAAGGGCATCAAGGGCGTCATCTTCGGGCGGTCCGGCATCGGCAAGACCAGCCTGCTCTGGACGCTGAACGCCTCCACCACGCTCTTCCTCGACCTCGAGGCCGGCGATCTGGCGGTCGAGGGGCTGGAGATCGACACGCTCCGGCCCCGCACCTGGAAGGAATGCCGCGATTTCGCGGTGTTCATCGGCGGGCCGAACCCGGCGCTGCGCGAGGACCAGCCCTACAGCCAGGCGCATTTCGACGAGGTCTGCGGCCGCTACGGCGATCCGGCGGTGATCGGGAAGTACGAGACCGTCTTCATCGACTCGATCACCGTAGCCGGGCGGCTCTGCTTCCAGTGGTGCCGCGGCCAGCCCGAGGCGTTCTCGGAGAAGACCGGAAAGCCCGACATCCGCGGGGCCTATGGGCTGCATGGCCGCGAGATGATCGGCTGGCTGACCCACCTGCAGCACACGCGCGGCAAGCATGTCTGGTTCGTGGGCATCCTCGACGAGCGGCTCGACGACTTCAACCGCAAGGTCTTCCAGCCGCAGATCGACGGCTCGAAGACCGGGCTCGAACTGCCGGGCATCGTGGATCAGGTCATCACCATGGCCGACATCGCCGATGCCAACGGCCAACCGCAGCGCGCCTTCGTCTGCCAGACGCTGAATCCCTGGGGCTATCCGGCCAAGGACCGCTCCGGCCGCCTCGATATGGTCGAGGCCCCGCATCTCGGCCGGCTGATGGAGAAGATCCAGCGCCCCGTGGCGCCGGTCTCCGAACGCCTGACCTGGCCGCCGGTGACCCCGGCCGAAACCGCCCCCGCGCAGGAGCCCGGCCAATGCTGAGCGCCTCTCGCCACGCCCGGTGTCCCGATCCGGTCGCCGGGGTGGCTTTTCCCCACTGACGCCGCTGCGCGTCCCATCCTCCAACTGAAAGGAGCCGCGCAATGTCCGGACCTTGGAACGACTTCAACTCCGCGCAGTCCAACACAAACGTCATCCCGAAGGGCACGCTCGCCAAGGTGCGCCTGACGCTCCGCCCCGGCGGCTTCGACGACCCCTCGCAGGGCTGGACCGGCGGCTGGGCGCGCCGCGCCGCCAACGGCGCCGTCTACCTGGACGCCGAATATACCGTGCTCGAAGGGCCCTACGCCCGGCGCAAGGTCTGGTCGCTGATCGGCCTCTACAGCCCGAAGGGCCCGGACTGGGCGAACATGGGGCGCGGGTTGATCCGCGGCGTCCTCAACTCGGCGCGCGGCGTGTCCGACAAGGACAACTCGCCCGAGGCGCAGGCGCGCCGCCGCATCAACGGCTTCGGCGATCTCGACGGCGTCGAGTTCATCGCCCGCATCGACATCGGCACCGACACCAACGGCGAGGACAAGAACGAGATCCGCGCTGCCGTCACCCCCGATCATCGCGACTACGCCGCGCTGATGGGCACGGTCGCGCCGCAGTTCACCGCCGCCCCGGCGCAGGGCCACGCCGCGCAGCAGCCCACCACGGCCACCCAGCCCAGCCAGCCCGCTTCCGCCCCCGGCGCCGCCGGTCGGCCGAGCTGGGCGCAGTAAGGGGGAGACCGGCCATGCGCCTTCGCCCCCGCCAGAAGACCTTCGTCGAGCGCAGCGTGGCTGCGCTCGCCTCCCGCGGCAACACGCTGGGCGTGGCGCCCACGGGTGCTGGCAAGACCATCATGCTCTCGGCGGTCACCGGCGAGATGATCGGCGACGGCGCGAAGGCCTGCGTGCTCGCCCATCGCGACGAGCTGACTGCGCAGAACCGCGCCAAGTTCCAGCGCGTGGTGCCGGGCGTCGCCACATCGGTGATCGACGCCACCGAGAAATCCTGGAACAGCCAGGTCGCCTTCGCCATGGTGCCGACGCTGGCGCGCGCCTCGAACCTCGCGGACATGCCGCGCCTCGACCTGCTGGTCGTGGACGAGGCGCACCATGCGGTCGCCGACAGCTACCGCCGCATCATTGACCGGGTGCGCGAAGCCAATCCCGACGCCCGCATCTTCGGGGTCACGGCGACGCCGAACCGGGGCGACAGGAAGGGTCTGCGCGAGGTCTTCGACAATGTCGCCGACCAGGTGCGTCTGGGCGAGTTGATCGCCTCTGGCCACCTCGTTCCGCCGCGCACCTTCGTCATCGATGTCGGTGTCCAAGACGAGTTGCGCTCGGTCCGCAAGACCATGTCGGATTTTGACATGGCGGAGGTCGCGGGCATCATGGACCGCGCCCCCGTCACCGACGAGGTGATCCGCCACTGGAAGGAGAAGGCGGGCGACCGGCAGACCGTGGTGTTCTGCTCCACCGTCGCCCATGCCGAACACGTCACCGACGCCTTCAGGGCGGCGGGCGTTTCCGCCGCGCTGATCCACGGCGATCTGGCGGCCGAGACCCGCAATTCGATCCTCGCCGACTACGCGGCGGGCGACATCCGCGTCATCGTCAACGTGGCGGTGCTGACGGAGGGCTGGGACCATCCGCCCACCTCCTGCGTCGTGCTGCTGCGGCCCAGTTCCTACAAGTCCACCATGATCCAGATGGTCGGGCGCGGGCTGCGTACCGTCGACCCCGAGGAACATCCGGGCATCGTCAAGACCGACTGCGTCGTGCTGGATTTCGGCACCTCCAGCCTGATCCACGGTACGCTGGAACAGGATGTCGATCTCGACGGCAAGGCCGAGGCTGGTGAAGCCCCGACGAAATCCTGCCCCGGCTGCGGCGCCGACATCCCGCTGGCCGCCACCGAATGCCCGCTCTGCGGTGAGGCTTTTCCGCGGGAGGACGAAGAGGTCGGTGAAGGCGGGGCCGCCGCGCCGCTCTCGGGCTTCATGATGACCGAGATCGACCTGCTGAAGCGGTCCAGCTTCGCGTGGGTCGACCTCTACGGCACGGACGACGCGCTGATGGCCACGGGCTTCGCGGCCTGGAGCGGCATCTTCTGGCTGGACGGGGTCTGGTACGCCATCGGCGGGGCCAAAGGCGAACGCCCGCATCTGCTCGGCGTCGGCGAGCGCACGGTCTGCCTCGCGCAGGCCGACGACTGGCTGAACACCCACGAGACCGACGAAAGCGCCTTCAAGACCCGGTCCTGGCTGCGCCAGCCGCCGACCGAAAAGCAGCTGCAGTACCTGCCGCCCGAGTGCCGCCATGACTTCGGCCTGACGCGCTACCGCGCCTCCGCGCTGATGACCTTCGGCTTCAACAAGCGCGCCATCCGGCAGCTGATCGACACGGCCGCCCGGCCCGAACGGAGGGCGGCATGACCCATGTCCACATCCACCCCCATCACGGCCGAGGACCGGCGGCGGCTCTGGCATCCGCGTGGAACGCTCTGTGCTGTCTGCCGGCAACCCACCCGTGGTTTTGGCTGGTTCGATCCGCACCGCCCGGCGGCTTTGCCGCCAAAATCATCGAAACGTGCGCGTCCGCGCACGGGGCGACCCCGGCCATCGGTCTGGTTCTGCTCGATGCCCTGCCAGTCCTTCTGGACGCGCTTGGCCAGGGAGCGTTTCGCCATGGTTGACCTGACCGAGGAGGAGCGCGCCGCGATCACCGCCACCATGAAGCGCGTGGCGCTGCTGATGGACGAGATCGGCTGGGCTACTCCGCTTTCCAATCTGACCGAGGCGCAGGTGCGCGCGCTGATCGAGGAAGCCGTCGAGGGCTTTCGCGAGGCCATGTCCGACATCGCCCGGGCGCAGACGCCGGAGGTGCCGTTTTGACCCTCGATTACAATCACCGCCCCAGCTTCGCCGACCGGGTGAACGCCGCCGTCGATCAGGCGCTCACCGCCGATCAGGCCACGCGGCCACCCCGCGACTATCTCGGTGGCTCGCGCCTCGGCCATGCCTGCGAGCGTGCGCTGCAGTTCGAGTTCACGGCGACGCCGAAGGACGAGGGCCAGAACTTCAGCGGCCAGTCGCTGCGCATCTTCACCATCGGCCACGTGCTCGAGGATCTGGCCGTCGCCTGGCTGCGCGGCGCGGGCTTCGACCTCTACACCCGTAAGGGCAACCGGCCCGATGGCGGCCAGTTCGGCTTCTCGGTCGCGGGCGGGCGCATCCGCGGTCATGTCGACGGCATCATCGCCGCCGGGCCCGAGGGCTTCGGTCTCGCCGTTCCCGCACTGTGGGAATGCAAGACCATGAACGCGAAGAACTGGCGCGCCTGCGTCAAGGACGGCGTGACCAAGTCGAAGCCGGTCTATGCCGCCCAGGTCGCCGTCTATCAGGCCTACATGGAAGCCAGCGTGCCCGGCGTCTCGGCCGCGCCCGCCGTGTTCACCGCGATCAACAAGGACACGGCCGAGCTGCACCATGAGCTGGTGCCCTTCGACGCCGATCTCGCGCAGCGCATGTCCGACCGGGGCGTGCGGATCCTGCAGGCGACCGATGCGGGCGAGCTTCTGCCGCGCGTCGCCACCACGCCCGACTTCTTCGAATGCCGCTTCTGCCCGTGGTCCGATCGCTGCTGGGGGCTTCCGGCATGAGCAACGACGGCATCCTGCACTTCAACCCCTGGACGGACTTCAACGACGGGCCGCCGTCCGAG